CCAGAATTTACTTGTGCCGATACGCTACATACACCTTGACCTAATTTAGACTGTGAATTTCCATCTGCATATTCAACAAGATAAAGCAACTGTAAAAGGAAATAGTGATAGTCCATCTGTTGCCATCCTGTGCCTTTAGCGGTTGCCTGTGTTCTGAAATTAGTTATTGTTGTGCTTACTTGTGAACTTACACCACTCTTTGAATGTGTGCCACTTGAAGTAGTGTATCTTCCGATATAAAATCCTTTGGAATAACTTGCTCCGCTAAATTCTGACTGTGATATTTGCATATACTCATAAGTTGAATCTTGCCATCTCTTGTACCAGAAACTAGGGATATAAGTCATTACTTCGCCATTAGAACCATCCCACTTGAAAGAAGAATCTCCTAATATTGCGTTGACTGTTCCATCGTTTGCAAGGTTTACAGTTTTAATTTCGCTCCACGGATAGATAAAGTCAAAATCATTTGTTGCACTAGAACCGTCATGTGTTGCGTTTGCAGTTTTATCTACACCACCGTCTGTCCTAGTCCATGTACTTGAAGAAGATGATAACTCTCTTTTAATACCGTAGATTGTTGTGCTTTTCGGTTCACTTAAATTTCTGCTCTTTAACCCTGTTCCATTAAAACTAATCAATGAGCCTAATGTGAAATTAAAATAAGGGAGATTGCCTAAATGAGAGGATAACCAGTTTTCTGCTTCTGTTGTGGTAGTGAGATTGCCGATACCCATTAAGGTTAAATCCATGAGCATGAAATTTTTTACATTGACTGTGTCGGTTACCGTTTGGTTGTTTCTTCTAAGGAATACCGATGTGCCATTATCGTTAATAGAAGATGAACTTATATTAATAATTTCACTATATTTTAAATAATTTGTTGTTGGATTAAATACTTTTGTATAAAGAAAATTGGTGTTGTCAGTAATGCCAATGGCTAGTTCGTTAGAATAGTTGGATTTAACATCACAAGATATATAATACTTATGGTTTAGAATTAAGTTTGTTTCCCTTGCAATATTTGCATAAGCACGAGAACCAAAGTTAACAGTAAGTTCGTTATTGCTAGCTGATATTGTCATATCAGAACCATATTGCCAACCATTTGTATCAGCAAAATTTCCATTCTGTACTAACTGATTAAACTTAACAGTATTGCCCTTTATAGTATCGATCGTGCAAGTGCCGTCATAATGAACAGGAACCTTTCTGTACGTGAACATTTGATTGGTGAGATTTAAAATATTCTGCACCGCATCCAAGAAGGTCGCAAAAAGATTCTGATACCACGTCAAATGCTGATTGGTCTTCTGGAGTTTGTTTTTTAATAAGATTTGGTAAAACATTTTATGAACCTACTTCAGCCCAAGCTGTTCCATTGAAGTAATAGAATTTGCCTGTGTCTAATTCCAAGAATAATGAGTTTACTGCAACGTTTTCTGTTGGCTTTGAGTCAGTTGATAATCCTTCATAAGCCATATCGTCCTGTAAATCGTATCTGTGTCTTGTAATCATATTTACCTCCTAGTTTTTCCACGTAGTGTGTTTAGAATATACATCTCCTGATACCCATGAACCGTTTTTCTTTATATACGTTGAACCGTTTTTCCATTCACCGCTTTTCTTGATGTAACAGTTGCCTTCTTCAAGCTGGAATAAATACCCCTGCTTCTCGCCATAGTTCTCATCCACGGTTACTGTTATAGCGCTGTCCTCGGATGGTATCATCAAAGACATTGCGTTTCTCGACCAGCCCGGGTTCGAATGTGCGATAGTCGTCTTTTCTCCAGTACAGTTGAACGAATAAGTCAATGAAGACGGTGCTAAATGTGACCAACACACTGCCGCTCCGATGTATATTTTGTTTTTCTTTCCTGTTTGAGAAATAGAAGATGATACCCATGTCTGCTTGATTTTCGGTTTTCTGCTGAAGTTGATTTTTACAAGCATCGGGTATCTTTCTTTTTCGGTGGTTATCGTTTCACCGCTTTTCGCCCATATAAGAGCTACAGTACCAGCCGATTCATGGCCGTTATACAATACTGTCGCAGTACCGCCAACAACCACGTCATAACCCGGACCATAATCTCCTCCGTCAACGCTTCCGGTGAATACGTATAAAGCTTCTTCAGTGGCGGTATATGAAGTGAAGTTTTCTGCTACTTTTGTCGCTGTTAACATAGTTACTCCGAATAGAGAATATAAATATCTCCATCATTTCCCAAGCTTGCAGATGGTTCGGTTGTTCCGCTGTAAATCGCTGGAATGGTTCCCCACCTAAAATCAAAGTCAGTGTTGGAATTCTTCTGTAAAACCTGATTAGTAGTTCCCCCAGAAGGAAGACCGCTCGGTACACTTGTTGGGGTGTCGGTTGGAGCTGACTTGTACTTTAATCCTTCTGACGTTACTACCAATTGAACTGCGTTATCATCTGAATCCACACTAACGGTATTATTTACAAATGTTTTGATTTCCTTTAACGGATAAGATAATTGTTTGCGTGTGTCCAACTCACTGGAAGGATCTGAATAACCGTTGGTGGCTGAGAACGCAATATCCGTGTTGTCGGAATCGAAACTTCCATAATTTAATTTGTTCATATATCACCTCACATATTTCACGTACTGGTACCTTAATCCAATATTTGTAACAGGCATATCCTTATCCAATTCAGAGTTGGTAAGCAATACGGCTGCCATCTGTACTTTCTTAAGGTTGCACTTTCTCACAAAGACATTCCCCCAGACGTTGATGTACCAGCGGAAGTCAGACCAGTTAAACTTTTTCCACATCTTGCCGCCGCCATCGATATTTATAGGTTCAGGATCAATTTCCGGTACAGACGAATCATCGGTAAGATAAGACAAATTGACTACCGAATCCGAATCTCCTCGGCACTGAATGTAAATATATCTGACGTTTTTGAGCATCTCTACCGAATTGAACTGGAAGAACGGTGTCATATAAAAAGATGAAATAGGAACGCTTGTTAGAACATTCCCTTCTCCGTCTTCGTCTAATTCGAAATTTGCATCATGGAACGCACTGGACAGTTTGATTAGTTTATTTTTGAAATTGGTGTGAGAGCATGCGTATAGTAACTGTTTTCCCACATGAAGGAATGATTTGACGTAGAACTTATCAAAGTAGAACCAGACTAATAATTTAGGATCCGTTTCACCTCTTGATGTCACAACAAATGGTTGAAGTTCATAGTCCCACATAAAACACGTTCCTGATGTTGGGAAGACCAAAAAGTATTTATTGTTGTAATCTGCGCTTTGTATTTTTGACAGTGTTTCGTCTATGTCCAATACACCCTCGATACTGAAGTTGTTTGTTTCTTCGATGTTTCTCGATAAAATCCTGACATTACGTTCGTCCTGAATGTTCGTAGAAACTAATGTACATACGCCCCAGTTCGAGTTGAACCACGTTAAGTAGTTGTTTACCAACTGAATTGAGTAAGGCGCATCACATCCGATACGAGAGTTAACCAATTGCGAACGGAAATTCTCTACACCGATGTTTTCTTCAATTATGGTAGTAGAAGCTGTTTCAGTGTACGAGTAAATAGAATAGACTTCACGAGGCTTGAATACGATCAATACGTTATACTGACGTCCGAAACCTGTAATGTCATCCTCGGTATTGCCGATAGTCGCAAAGTTGTTTTCAGGGAAGTAAGTAACGTCATAGGAATCCGAATAGAAATACTTTGACTTACCACACCCGGCCAAAAATAGTCTGTTGTTATTTGCTCCACCAAAAGTATCGTAGTATTTGCACGAGAATATTTCTGCCTTCGCCGTAGCAAAAACAGTGTTCTTCATCGTGAAAATCATCTCAACGTTCATGTCGCCTTCACCCGGTGCTGGATTGAAAGTAATCTCCTGAGTTGCAGCGTCAAACTTGAATGATTTATTAGTAGCTAGCGTGGCATCGTATGTCCACTCTTCATCATTTACGTTTATGGTAGGAGTAACAGCCCAGTCGATAATATCTTCGCTGTTATACGGTCCTACTTTGTAAACTGTCACTGCTGATTCACCGTTATATACGATAGAGAATTGAGACCCGATAATGTTTAATTCGTCAATGGAATCTCCTCCTCCGGTGCCATCCGGTTTACAGTTAATCAACAATTCCGGAACATACGCATTTACCAGCGAGAAGGTAGAGTTGTAAAGATAGAATCCACTTGAGTTCAAATAGTATAACTTCTGGGCAAAGATAATAAATACTCCACCGCTTTCAGGCATTCCACTTGCGACTTGCGTGTGTGTTCCTGCCGAGTTGTATTTGTATATTTTTGTCCCTGAGTGAACGAATATATCATCGTCAAAAAAGACTTCTGCGTAGATTTCATCTGCATATTCTGAATGAACTTCCTGTCCGAACCTTTTGCCAAACGCACCATTGCGGTACATTATGTTTTTCATATATGGAGAGTTGCTGACCCCTTGCTCGTACTCCAGATCTTTCAAATCCAGTCCACCTATTGCAGGCTGCGGGATCTCAAACATCTTGTCCGGTACAGACTTGAATTGAGCTTGTTCTCTAATCGGCATCTTCAGCTTCCTTTGTTAGTTTTTCTACAGTTTCCTGATCTAATAAACACTGATGCATTACACGAGCGTTATTGTATTCAGTCTGGTAAATGGACATTTTAGAGAGGTCATCATCCATTAAGAAATTAGCGTCAATGCCTTTTGGAATTACATCGAGTAAATATTCGTCTTCGTAATCCAGTTCGTCATCGGTGCTGGAAACCTGATGCGCTGCTACACCATCTATAAAAGGAACTTTGCCTTTGAACATCCTTAACATATTATTTTCTTCGTATGTCTCGGCCAGAACTTTATTGGTTATTTCGATGATGTAGTTGTCATAAATCGTGGATGATGGCTTTTCAAACATCCATAACTTTGTTTTCATATATATTTCTTGGACTGTCATAGTTTACCTCCACGAGAAAAAGAGGGAAACCCCCATTAAGGAAGTCTCCCCCTAGTAAAAAAATTAGACTGAAGCGTCGTTCTTTAAGCAGACAGCAAGGCCATCTTTCTTTGTGGTTAAGACGAATGCGTCAAACAGCCAACGGATTTCAAGTAAAGCACCTGAGATTCCGACTGGATCTGAATGAACTTTCATGTCTTTAATCTTTGTAGGAGCTAAGATAGCGCTTCTCTTTGCGGTAACGAAGTTGATGTTGGTATCAGTGAAATATGAATCTGGAACCGGAACGATCTGTAAACCTCTTAATTTACCCATAACGCCTTTTTCGAGGTGCTGAGGAGCAAATGTAGGGTTGTTGTAGTTGATGAATTCAGGAGCCATTAACAGCATTGCATATTCGGTTTCGCCAATAAAGCAGTAAGCATCGTCAACGGTAGCGAATTTGTTTCTTAATGCAGTAACGTGAGCTGAGATAGCATCAACGATATTTGACTTTGACGGAGAAGATAGTTCGGTAACAGTACCGCAGTTAGCTGGGTTGCCCCATACGCCTAAGCAGTATTTATCGAACATCGGGATGAATTTTTCTCTCATTTCAAGAGCCATGACTTTTCCAGCGTTTTTAATCATCATCTGCTCAGTGTTGTTGCCCTTATCAACTGATAAAGAAACAGACTTGTCCTGAGTAAGAGTCATGGTCTGAACTGAATCAGCAACTTCATAAGTATTGCCATAACGAGCATGTGCAGTACCTGCGGAAATTAAACCCGGAGAAGCTGAGTCGTTTGCTGGTTTGCTGTAGTCAGTTGGATCGTAAGTATTGATAGTCCATACCTTTACGCTCTGAACACCGTCCCAATCATATTCTTTAGACGTCTTACCCAGAACGACTGAATCGAGATAAAACTTTTCAACAATTTTTGGTGAATATTTAGTAGCAAGATTAATAGTAGCCATTGTAAATTCCTTTCTTTAATCACTAAAGAGGCCATTTAAAAAGTCATCGGTTTCCACTGTTCCTGCGTTGGTAGTGTTGCCTAATGACTTCTTTTTGTTCTCTTCGTTTAATTTGCTGACTTTGGCTTTCGCTTCTGCTTGGGATTTCTGAACATTCATCCGAAGGAATTTGTTATACGCCTCGAGCAATGTATAACCCTGTTTGCAGAACTCGTAGACTTTAGGGTCCAAACTTTCAGGTCCTTTGTCTTTGAATTCCGGATATTCCTCGAAGAAGTGATCGACTTCCCTCTGCAAGCGTTCCTGTTCAGCGTCAGCCTGCTGTTTTGCTTGGTCCTCATAACTTCTGTCACGCTGGCCAATCAGATCTCTGACCCTAGACTGTGCTAACTCATCAAGCACCTCGTCACTTACGTTTTCGTATTTAGGATCGGAGCGGAGGTTTTCTTTCTCCTTACTCACTTCATAATGAAACTGTGTATCGTTTAACTGATTAACGTAGTCTCCAACGGACATATTGTTCATTCGAGCTAAACGTTCAATAGGTTCATAGAAGCGGTCATAATTCATTCCTTTTTGTGCTAAGATTCGTGCTTCTTCTTCAGTCAAGACGCGTTCTTCACCGTTGAATTTCACTCTTAAAAAGGAATTGTCCGCAGTTTCTTCCTCTACCGTTTTTTCAGTAGTACCTTCTTCTGCGGCGCTTTCAGTTTCGGTAGGCTCACTGGTAGGTTCCTCTACTTCCGCTGCAGTTTCTGTTTCGGTATTTTCAGATTCATCACTGGTAGGTGTGTAGTCATCAAATAAACCATCTACAGAATCAAGTTCATTTACTTCTAATTCGTTTTCCATTTAATCCTTTCGTGCCCATGGTGAGGCTATTTTTTAAATTGGAACGTGTTCGTCTGTTGGGTTACTGCCTCGGGATTGAGGTTCTCCCCCTGCCGCAGCCATCGCTTCCATACGGTCTTGGTAGGATTGTAATAGTTTGGATTTCTGCGGAATGTATTTGGAAGGCACGACATCGATATAAACACCCGGATCAATGTACCCTGCCTGTACCAACTTATCTAATGTGTTAATCTGTGCAATCTCGCTGAACTGTGCACCGTTGCCGATCTCGACATCCAAGTTGTAATTAAGGTTTTTAAGCATTGAAAAGTCTACGACAGCTAATTGGTTGTCAGAGGTCATGACTTCTCTTACGCCGTAATCCGTACTTACTATGTCGATTATGTTTCGTACAACGTCTTCCCAGAACCTAAAGAAATTCTGCTTTTGGATCTCTAATGGTACGGTGGAAGATTCCTGTAATGCGATAATTGCCGATGTATTGTCAGGTTTAACGTTGCCCAATGAAGCGTCCGTTACGCCTAGCATATCTTTTGTTTGAGTAATGGTTTCTCTAGCTAGTTCAATGATATTGTTGGAGAAATCAGGTATCTTGATAAAGTCGATAAACTTACCTGCAATATCTATTCCTGCAACGGCTTGAGGTGAGAAATCATTTAAGAATTTATCCAATTGGACTTTGTTCTTGTCAAAAATAATTTTCGGGAAAGCACTCTGCAATCCATACATCTGCGCAATGGCGAAACACTTGTTGATAAAGACTTGGTTCGCTATTACCGATGTCATTGGAGAAGAGTATAAGTAGGAGTTTTTAATAACATCCCATCCGAAACAAGCCAATGGATAACGTTTATATCCCAAGTCGGTAGGTTCCTTAATAACCATCGTTTCAGTGGTTTTGGTGAACCATACAGTAGTAGTGGATTTTTCTACCGGGATTATTATTGTTTCCCCAGTAATCGGATCTGTATCAGAAACTTCTTCAATCGTCTTAACTTTCTTTTTGTAGAATTTTATTAAGACTGTGACCAAGTTAGTAGCGATATTTTCGTTTACATGCAGTCCCTGATTATCGGGCTGAATGGACATTGCATCTTCTTTCGACATTCCCAGTTCCATTGCTTCCTGGCGGACCTGAGAAACATCCTGACGTAGAGAAACAATTATGTACGGTTGCCCCTGCAAATCATTTGAGAACGGATTTCCAAAGAATACATTTGTACAGTCTACTATCTGGTTTTTAATAGCGCCCTGTGCGGGTTGGCCAGTTTCGACTTCCGGATCGAAGGTCTGCATCATATATCCCGAGCCTTCAACGAAAGCATCTCTGATTACCAGTTTTGAGTCTTCCTTCATTCCGGTGATTTCGATAATATGTTCGATCTCTTTGGAAATAGGAACCATTCTCTTTATATCGTCAGCTAACGAAGTAAAAGGGACCATATTGACGGCTATATCATTGGAACCGATTGTTGATACCATAAACTTGCCAGCACGCTGTAATACGTTAAAAACAGGCTTAGGCATGCTCTTGGCTTCCAACCCTTCCCACTGTTTGCCGTCCCAGAAGTGTTCATTTATACGTACCTTCTCGAAAAAATTATCTTGGTTGTATAAATACTCCACGCCTTTCTGGTATTCGGCCCATATTTCCATAGGTTGTGTTTTCATCACTCACCTCCATACATTCGCCAGTTCATCATCTCTTTGACGAAATCGGCGTTTTCCTTTGTCAGTTTCATTCCTTCTTCCGGTTTTTTGCTTCTCACGTAATATCCGAGACAGAAGAAACCAAAATTAAAAGCGCCCATTAAGACGCCTGTTAAAACTATTAATATTAAATTCATTCTACGAACCTCACTTTGTATGGGTTGTCCCCTTGTAAAACTTTTAATCTTTCTGGGGTGACTTCTATGATTTCGCCTTTCTTTGCAATCCTACTT